GTGGATACGGCCGACAGGACATTCGCCGCCGTGGATGAGTTCTGCCTCGACCCGCGCATCGCCGGCAAGCCTTTCGGGATGCTGACCGTCGACGAGCTGCAGGCTCTCGTGCCGAAGCTCGAGGCGATCCTGCGCAAACCGAAGCCCGTGAAGCCGCAGCGGGTCGTGCAAATTCCGATTTTCATTAGATCGAACCAATTACCGAGTTGATATGGAGAAACCTACAATAACCGTCGATTTGTCTGGAGAGCAGGGAAATATTTTCACCCTGATGTCGGAGGCGCGAGCAGCGATCCTATCCAACGTTCGGAGGCTCGGCTTCCAAACACAGAAATCGCGTGAAGAGTAAGATCGAGACAAAGCTCATGCGGAGTTCGTTGCAGGGCAGATGATGCGAGAAGTGATGCAAACCCATACATATGACGGGGCGCTCGCTATCATTCGCCGATATGTGAACATCGAACAGAAAGGAGGTGCGCCTATGGAGTAACCGGTACGGGGTGGCGACAGGAAATGAACAACGAAATGGGAAAGATTGGCTGTTGTTTGGAGATAAGCACAGGGGTTCGAGTCCCCGGCCACCCGCAATCCCCTTTTTTGAGATGAAGACCCGAGTGCGAGTAGGGCGACGATGGCGCAGGGGTTACCCGCCGGAGAATGGCGGTGGCAAAGCGGAACAGGACGCTTGACTCCATCGGACAGGTGACGCGAAAGGCTCTGACAGCCGGGAAAGACCGGCAAATGGGTCGGCAGGGCCTTCGGTTCCACCGGAGGCATAGCACAATGGCCAAAGCGATGCGGCTGTTGTTCCGGTTCGAGTCCGGACGACTTACAGAATTGTTTAACCTTTATATCAGACAGCTATGGAAAAGAAACAAGTAGGTACGTGGCGGTTGCCGGCCGAACTAACTGAATGCCGTCAAGGTGCGGAGATCGTCTTGGTTTTCGACAACCGGGATGAATATCAGGGTATCTTCCGAGGATTCGATAACGAAGAGATCGTCCTGCAGGCGTGCGGAAGCCAATCGAAGATCGGACTTCCGCTCGAAAGACTTTACACATGGTGTGTCGTCGGAGAGGTCAAGCCCATCGATGCGGTGGTCTACCCGAGCGACGAGCGCACGATCTCGGTGGTCGATGATGCGATCTACGGAGGTGCGCATTGCTACGTGATCCGCGAGTGCCTCGGCTTCAACGACGGCAAGACGCAATACACCGAAACCGAGCAGGTCGTTCGGTTCGTGCAGAAGAACGACGACGGAACGATGATCCCCGGACTACAATCCGAGCAGCTGGTTCTGGCCTTGCTCGACCGCCATGAGAAGCTGAACACCCGATTCCCGTCGGAGCAGAACGCCAAGATGATCGCCGGCCTGCGGATGTTTCTCGAGGCGTGCGAAGAGCGCGTGAGGAACCGTATGGAGCGCGGAGTGATGGGCGAACTTAAAAAGTAGTGGTAATGAAATGGATTAGAGAACCTATTCCGGGATGTGCCGGATACACGGAAGCGATGATTGCGTTGACCCCCACCGAAGCGGCGATCTTGGCTAATGCCCTGCGGAAACCATTGCGGGAATTGCAGAAGCAATTAGAACGATTGGATGATATTCACGAATCAGGTGAGGCTACCGAGCGGCAGGAGGCTCGTCGATGCGATATAGGCGAGACTGTTACGGTGCTTAAGTATTTTTTTGAACTGGAGTCTTTGAACCTTAAAAAGTAGCGGCAATGGGAGAACGAGAATGGAGCGATGCGGTTCTGATGGTCAACGGCCAGCCTGTCCGGGTAGTGCCGGAGGTGGACTTCGGCGGCGATATCCCGGACGATCCGGTCGCAAGAGGCATTCCCTCGATTGAGTTTTCGCTGCGCATTACGGGTGAAGCGATGTTGCGGATGGCGAATTTGATATCCCGATTCGGGCCAGAATTCGCGCAGTTCGCAGAGGAACTCCGCCGATGGGCAGCTGGATGCCGTTTCCGCTCGCGGGTGGAGAGGCGGCATTCACGAACCCGCCGCAGACAGCGGCCGACGCGCTTGCAACGACGACAGAAACGACAATCCAAAAACAGAGTAAAACGATGAAAGTGAAAATTAAAGGAATCAGCGATCTGGAGAGCGCGAAATACGTGTTCGACAACAGCGGTAATCTTATCGGGGTGCGCCTCGACGTGGATTCGGAACGCGGAATACGCAAAGTATATCCGATGGCGTTGGTCGAGGAGATATTCGATTGACCTCATGAATAAGTTAAAGTGTTGAAAATAAGTGCGAATTGTCTTGCGTGTTCCGAATGGTAGTGTTATGTTTGCGATACGATTAAACGATTGATAAACAGTAAACTAAATATTGATATGAAACGCATGGACGCACTTCGAATCGCCACAAATTTCTACACTTTCCGCATGGGTGTCAAACCAGAGTCGATGGCTATAACGGTAATGGAACCTGCCGATGGTCGCATTGTCATGCAAACTACGACCTGCAACGCTGAAGGGGAAGAGATCACCTACGAGATCGAGCTCCGGCCGACGACTAACGGTATTACAATGAAACAGGTTATCTCCGATTGCGATTTATCGGATTTCATACAGGATGTCAAGCATCTGTCCGACCTTAAAAAGGGCGATCTTTTCCGGCTGGAGAGCGATTGCGTGGTATGGCGCTTTTATGGTGCTGAAAAACGTTACGGCGCGTTGGCCTATGGCTTTACTCGCCAAAATGGTCGGGAGATATCTTGGCTGAATAAGGACGTGAATGTTTACCCTTGTGTAAAATGAACCAAAAAACATGGATATTACAAAAATGACAGCAGCGCAACGCGCCGAGTTGAAGGCGCAGCTTGAGGCCGAGGAGCGTGCCGAGAAACAGAAACGCGAAGATGACATTGCGGCGTATAAGGATTCCGTCGACGAGTTCTGCCGGGGCAAGTTCGCCCGCCTGCAGGCATTGAGCGAGGAGATGCGTCGGGCGAAGGAGGAGGTGTTCGGCGATGCCGAGCGGCTGATCGCACTCAAAGAGGAACTGTTCCGCACGAAATCCGACCGCCACAGCAACCAGTTCACAACCTCTGACGGGAGCATTACGGTCGCTCTGGGCTACCGCACGAACGACGGCTGGGACGACACGGTGAACGCCGGGGTCGACAAGGTCAAGACATTCATCCGCTCGCTGGCGAAAGACGACGATTCGGCCGCCCTGACGGAGATGGTGATGAACCTATTGGCCAAAGACCGCAAGGGGAACCTCAAGGCGAGCCGCGTGCTGCAACTACGGGAGATAGCCCGCAAGTCGGGCTATCCGGAACTTATCGAGGCGACCGACATCATCCAGAGCGCCTATCGGCCTGTGGATTCGTGCCAGTTCATCTCGGTGTCCTACAAGGACGAGAAGGGGGTGAAACGTGCGCTGCCGCTCTCGCTGGCAGCGATGGAATAGCGCCGTCCCTCTGCAAAGCAAATCCCGCTCCGAAAAGAGCGGGATTTTTATTACCTGACCTTCTTCAATGTCAGATCGCGGTCGAAGATGTGGATAGAAAGCACGTCGCCGTCGATGCGTCCCGTGAACATATTCGCGCTGGTCTCAATCGTGACGTTCGGCGCTTTGTAGGAATACCGATATTCCTGTCTGACTGGATCGGAGTTTTCGTATTTCCATTCGGCTGTGCATTTGTGGTTGAGCGCGAAATAGAACGTATCGGTGCGCCCTTCCGTGGTTTGGCTCCATACAGTACCAATCAGTTCATCCGAGGTCGGAGTTTCCTCTTTGTCCGAACAGGATGAGAGGAGGATGCCCGCAAAACAGATAGAGAAGAGGAGGAACAGTCGTTTCATGGCAGATGATTTTGATACAAAGGTAGTATTTTCCGGACAAATAGCTTAATTTCGTTAAGCAACGAGGGAGAAAATTTTGTTTTCTCCCTATTTTTGTGTATTGAAAACCCGAAATACCCCCCCCCGTGAATGCCGAGAGGAAGAAACAAGGACTTAATCGACAAGCGCAACGAAGCGTTGTGCCGCCGCTGGTATTACTGGACGGAGGTTCAGCGTCTGCGCTTCGATGACGCCCTGAAGATTCTCTCCGAGCAGGAGTTCTTCATCTCAGAGGATCGCGTCATGGCCATCATCCGGCAATACTGCAAGGAGCATCCGGAGGGCGACATCCGTCCTGCTCCGAAGATCAAGGTTCCGAGGCTCACGGCCGGACAACTCCGCCTGTTCTCCGGGGAATAGTCACACGATCTCCCGCACGAGGTACTCGAACGTCACTTCGTAGACCTTGACCCCGCCGCCGAGGGCATATTCGGTGCTGCGCCGTCGGTCGAGCTCTGACATCCTCTGCGACAACCTCATCCCCTGTACGGCCCGGAACATCCGGTCGGCCATCCGCTCGCGCTCGGCGATCTTCGCCTCCGTCGTGGAGCCGATATGGGTGTCGTCGTAACAGTCGATTGCCAGCTTCAACGTGACGGACGTCTTGCCCTGCTGTATTCCGGGACGGCTAGCCGACGGCTGCCCACCCCTATACCCCA